TGCCCTCGATCGTCATGATCTTCGTGGCCGTCACGCCGACGACCAGGCCCGTATGACAGGCCACCCATTCGCCGGTATCCTTGTCCCGCGTCTGGAAGACCACCTGATCGCCGGGCTCAGGCGTGGTGAACCACCGCCCCGCTTTCTGGTAGTATCGCGCCACCCACTCGCAGCCCGCGCTGTAGAGTCCGATACAGCCGCGACGGATCGCTTCGACTTTCCCCCATGCGTACAGCATAAGGGCGATCATGAAAGTCGCGCACCAGTCGTACCCTTGTTTGGCGCCGTTGAGGATCTTCGCGGCGTCGACATCGCGGGCATACTTCGTGTAGTTCTTAGAGCCTGGGTTGGCAATCTTGTCGTCCAGGTCCTTGGCGGAGGCCTTCTCGATGTACCCGACCTCAGCTTCAGCAAGGGCGATCAGATCCTGCGGCTTAGCCATCTGTCTTCACCTCTTCATGCAGGCCGTGCTGCAGCCCCTGGACTGCGGACTCAATCAATAAACGTAATTCCAGGCTTGAGATAGTGAGGCCCTTTTCTTTTAATACCTCGGTGGCGTTCTCCAGGGCTACTTTGAGGCGTTCTTCCCCGGACAGATCCTTGTAGAGCTGCTCCACCGCCGCTACAACCGTGGCGACAACATCCTTTTTGGTCTTGGTGTCGATCCATTCCTTGACCCTTGAGCCGATCCACGTAAACAGCCCGAGGATGGCGGCGCCCAGGGCGGGCACCAGGTAGGTGGTGATGATCTCGTTGATGATGTCCATGTTGTTTCCTTTCCGAGGCGGTTATGCCGTCTCTTTCAGTTCCTGCCGCACCTCATCGATCCTGTGATGCGCGGATTTTGTGCTTTCCTCGACGACCACCATGCGCTCGACGAGGCCGTTGTGTTTGTCCATCTTTTTCTCGAGGGCGGAGATCTTGGTAAGAACCACCCCCGCGAAGCTCCCCACGGATATGGCGTAGACCACCATTTGGATCCAAAATTCTGTCGACATGCCGGCCTCCTGCTGGAATGTAGGTATATAAAAAACCGCCCACTCGGGCGGTCTGGGTTGTTGGGGGTTATTCGTCCACGACTTTAAGCGTCGCCGCAATCTCCGGCAGCACGTTCGCGTCGCAGTCGGTGACAGTGATCTGTGTCGTTTTGTAGGTTGTTGGTATGTCCGGGTAGGCCGGGACGGTTTCGGTGGTGGGGGTTTCAAGGTCGTATTCGACGGTAACTGGACGGCCTGCGGCGTATTCGGCGGCAAGCCAAGCGTTTGCGGCGGCTACGCGCTGCGCATCCGTTGTTAAAGTGTCGTAATTTGGCATATACGACTTATGTAATCGCATACCTGCGGAGGAGTCAGCTTCCCACCAACAATTCCCCGCTGGAGGTGTCCATGTCGCATAGGGAAAATGAGAGCATAGCATCCCCCACTTATTAAGCTTTGCAAGGAGTGAGACCTTCGATAGGTAAAAACTTTTATAGTCCCCTGCGTCTGGATTTTTATTGTCAAAACGCCTTCCTGGGGTAACTCCGTCCATTTCTATTTTGTTTTTTGTACGGGCCACTACCCCCGTCCGAACACTCCACACATCGTTTTGCCGGAGCGTGGGCATCGCAATCGGATCGAGGCGGGGTAGGTGGAGGAAGCCGCCGCTGTTGACAATCGCGCTGGGGTAGTCCGGGCTGGGGCTGTTGGGCACGAAGGGGGCGTAGGGGGTTGCGGTGGAGCCGAGTTCGAGCTGCGCGTTCGCGAAAGTAACAAGTGTGTCTTTAATGGCGGTAGTAAATATCAGCATGGCAAAAGCCGTGTTGGATGGTACAGTAAACGATTGTGCACTTGTATCCGTCAGCACATTTCCATTTGCGTCAAAAAAGCCAACTCCATTTATAACTGAGTTTTTTGCGTATGCTGCTCCAATGGTAAGATTCTTGACTTTTACACCTACGCCGTACCCCGAACTACTCGTTATGAGGGACACCGTATTGGCAGATGGGTTTATAGCAACGTTAGAAACATACACCGGGTATATGTATCCATTTCTTGTTGCTCCATAGATTACATCATAATCCCGATATATGGCTTGAGAGGTACCTTTATCTTGACTTCCACTGAGGCTGGTGCTTATGTTCGTACTCCACAGGCTTAACATGTTCTTCACCTGCACCGTCACGTTCTGCCAGCTTTTCCCCGTCACCGCCAGCGCGTGGAAATGATCGTTGTACGTCCCGGCGACGGTCAGGTCGCCCGTCCCGGTCACGGTCGATCCCCGCCAGCCCGCCGCTTTGCCGTATCCCGTGTACAGGTTGGCTGGAAGTCCGGCACCCTTTAAAAATTGCGCTACTTTAGGCATAATTACACCTCGTCAGGAACGACGATATAATAGGTATCTGCATCCAGCGTACCGGACGCATAGGCCGTGTCGTATTGCGTCTGTGTCATACCGATCACACGCTTGTTGTTTATCATCGTCGCGTTCGTGGCAGTGTCTGCGTTCACGGCATGACCAGCATTGGCAACGTAGGAAACCCCCATCCGTTTCCAATTAGAGAGGACCGTAGGGTCGTCTGCCGAAAGGATATAACTATCGGTGACTATCGGATTCCCTTCACCGTCAACGCCCATAACCAGAGCCACATCGCCGCGCTGAGCCGTAAGCAAGAGCATTGCGTCTGTGCTGGCTACTTCCGTAACGTCGTTTATTGATAAGTCGTTGATCTGTCCGGGCGTGAGTTTGCCATCCATCCCGAGCGTCGCGAGGCCTCCGGGGGAGCCGGTAAGGGCGAGAGTGTCAGCGAGCGCTTGCGCTGCCTGTGCAGCGGCCGCGGCAGCTTGCTGAGCCTGGAGCGCCGCAGTTGCGGCTTGCGATGCGGCAGCGGAAGCCGCAGAAGCAGCATTCAGCGCCGCCTGAAGCATCGCCTCGTACTGGTCCTGGCTCGGATCCGCTGGAGGCGTAAAAGATTCAGGCTTCCCGCTTGCTCGCACGGGGACAGTGACTGGGTCAGAATTTTTGTAGATCAGCGCAACACTGTCTCGACCATGCAGAGACACCTCTACAGATCCACCAGCGGGCATTGTCTCCATGGGAATTTCACAAGCCAGGTCAGCCAGGTCCACAGACTTGTCTGTTCCGTTGGACGCCCGGAATATCCCCATAAGAGATAGGCCCTCCCAATCTGCGGAGACAGAGAACACAGCCCGGTACACCCGTTGGTTATCCGCCACGACCAAATTACTGTCCGTCCGAATTATCGAAGCGCCGGAAACCTCGAAGGTCAGGTCGATCATAGTAGCCATATCTTATCCTCCCATCTCCCACTGTTCACCGTCGTGGACGTAGAGCAACCCGAACTTATAGGCGGTTCCATCGTGCACATACACGAGCCCGCGTTTCATCTCCACATCTTCGGCGTCACGGATCCGCACAGTCGCTTCGTTGACCGTCAGGAGCGCGGCCTGAGTATAGACGATGCCGCCGGCATTGGATACCTTGCATCTATACAGGCTTCCGCTGATCCCCATGCCGGCGGTAAAGGTGTAGGCCGCCTCTGTAGCCCCGTCGATGTCCTGATATGTGCCTCCCGGGGGCTGCCTCTGCCACTGGTAGGAGTAGCTCTCAGGACTTCCTGCCGCGGAAATTAGCGCCTCGAACTCCACAGTATCGCCGTAGTTGACCTGCGTGTCCTCGGGGTAGGCCAGGTCCAGTGTAGGCGGCCACTGCGCGGTAAGAGTAGCTTCCCGGGTGGTGATGGTGCCGGCAGAGTTGGTCACGGCGCAGCGATATTTATAGCCGTTCAGAGCGCGTGCCACAGTGACATTAAGGGTAGGGGTCGTGACGCCCGTATCCTCCCAGGTAACCCCATCGGCGCTGCGGTACCAGCGGTAGGTGTAGGCGGCGGGATTGCCGGCCGCAGTGATTGCCGCGGTAAAGCTCGCGGTAGCGCTCTCAGCAGCCGTTACATCCGCTGGCAGAGAAGAGTTAAGGGTAGGCGTCCACAGCACCGTGAGCGTCGCCGCCCGGCTGGTCACAGTCCCCGCGGTGTTACTCACAGCACAGCGGTATCTCTTCCCGTTCAAGCCGCTGGAAGCCGTGGGGCTGTAAGTTGATCCCGTAGCCCCGGAAATGTTGCTCCAGGAGACTCCGTCCGCGCTCTCCTGCCACTGATAGGTGTAGCTGGAGGGGTTGCCGACGCTGGAGACATGGACGGCGAAAGCCGCATCCTGCCCGGCAATCACGGTCGCGTCTACAGGGTAGCTGCTGTTGAGGGTAGGCACCCAGAGCACGGTCAGGGTCGCGGTCCGGCTGTATATCGTACCGCCGGCGTTACTCACAGCGCAGCGGTACTGCCGCCCGTTACGGTCAGCGCTGACGGCACCGGGTGAATAGGATGAGCCGGTCGCGCCGTCGATGGTTACCCAGCCGGCACCGGCGTTGTACTGCCATTGATACCCATAAGAAGCGGGATTACCAGCTGCAGAGATCTGCGCCGCAAAGGTGGGCGTCCCGCCGGCATTGACCGTCACATCCTGGGGGTATGAGCTGTTGAGCGTGGGCGGCCAGTACACGGAGAGGGTAGCCACTCCAGAGGTTGTGGAGCCGATGGAGTTGGTCACGATGCAGCGATACTGCCAGCCGTTCATGTCGGACGTCACCCCGGAAAGGGTAAGGCTGGCTCCTGTAGCGCCAGCGACATTAGCCCAGCCAGCACCGGTATTTCTTTGCCACTGATACGTGTAGGACGCGGGATCTCCGCCGTAGGGCGTTACGGACAACGTAGCGTTACTGCCGGCAGCAGCCCCTACATTGGAGGGGCCGGACACACTCGGGAGAAGACCGTACTCAATCACGAGGTACGGCGTATAAGCCCGATCATGGCGATACATCTCGCCATAGGAGTTGGTACCAGACGTCCCACCCACAAACTGCGTGGCGTGGATGTAGAAAGGCGTGTTCAGATCGAGAGCCGTCAACCCGTTAAGATCGAGGGACTGCAGAACATCCAGCCCGGACGGCACGGAGATGTCAGCAACGAGGGTAGTCTTGGCGGCCGCGGAGGCGTTGCTCAACGCGTGGTGAAAGCTCCACCTTTTAGAGGCATAGTTCTCCGCCCGACGGAAGTACCATTTAGCAGAGACGGGTACCGCGCCCGCGGGAAGGCCGGCTCCAGGGAAGCCCCAAACGCCTGTATAGTTGCTCCCGGAGTTACCGACGCCGGGAGAGTTGGAAGGCGTGTACTGGCTGCTTCCCACATAGCCGGTCGTACTATTCGGGTATAGGGTTATGGATGCCATTTACTCACCCCACAATCTTGACGTAGATCTCGCCCTTGCTGCCCGTCGCTGGAGGGTCGCCAGTACCGTGCGGCACATAGATGTGCTGGCCCACGAGACCGCATACGGAAACGTCTTCCCTCTCGTCCGTGATATTTGCGGAGGTCAACGAGGACGCTCCTGGCGCTATCGCAACCTTGGCCAGTGAGATCTCCCACACCGTATCATTCCTGGTAAGGGCGGGAGGCTGAGGACTCGCACCCGGGGTACCCTTTAGGATCTGCGCGGCGATACTGCGCGTCTCGGTGGATCGGTCCAATCGCAGGACGATACGATCATATCGAGCTGAGGCGTCCGGGGCGGCATGCTGGAGTACAAAAGCCCCGCTGCCGTCGTCCACCATGGCGTAAAAATACCCCTGGATCGCTGCGATCCCGGGGGCGACGATTACCTGGAGCCCCGTCTCGTCCGGAGTTATCTGTAGATTCTCCCCGATAGCCTTCACACCGTCCCCGAAGAATGCCCGGAAGTAAGCCGCGAACTCCTCCGCGATGTAGCTGCGCGTATCCTCCGCTGTGGAGTCAAAAAACCGATATTCTTCTCTCATACTTCCTCCTTAGGCTGTCCGCAGCCACATATAACAGGTGATGTAAGGCTGTAGGTTATTATGGGCTTGGCCGCCGCCCGTGGGGGCCGTATCATAACCGGTCTTATTCGTTGCAACGACAGCTCCCGCGTCTGGAGTGTAGCCAGAAAGGGGCCCTGTTGCTCCGTCTCTAGCGACAAACCCGTGCGCGTGCGATGGGATTTCACCTACAGACAGAACGTGGGTCTTTGCGCCGCCGGTTTTCTGTACCGTCTCAAACTCAGACTGAGCAGCGTCGACCCCTACAGGTACCCGACCAGATCCCCATGCCGCCCAAGTCCCGCCAAGGATCGCCCCAGGGTTGGCAGGGTTAATGCTCATGTAGATGGACCCCACCGGGTAGATAGAGTCCACGATGGCCGCGGGCTTGGCGTGTATATTCACCCCTACCCTGGCGGTCTCTGTTCCGCCGATCGAGAGCGAGATCCACAGGAGGCCGCTCTCGGTCAGGAGAGAATCTGGAACGGTGCAGGCATTATCTACAAGCGTCACCTCTACGGGAGTGCCGCTGTCCCGCTGGAAGACAGCAGACCCGGCGGCGATGTCTCCGCTGATACTGAGAGTGATTCCCGAGGCTCCCGCGGAAAGGTATGGCGAGCTGATCAGCCTCAGCTGCATCGTTGCGGCAGTGTATCGGACGACTATCTCACTCATTCCTATCACCTCACACTGGGCTGCAGGACCGGCCGGAGCGCCCGGGTGATCGTCAGCGGGGCGTCTCCAAAGGTCACTTCCAGGCCCAGGGGCTTATCCTTCTCATATACTTCCTTGACGGCGGTGATCCTGGCATGCATCGTCGCCCGGCGAGAAACTACGGTCACCTTGTCCCCCAGATCCCAGTCGATGCCGTATACAAAAGCGCCCCCCGTCTGGGAGGTCGCTTTGATTCCCCGCTGTATAGGTGAGTCGTCCAGCTTACGCTGCCCGGCGTCAGTGAGCTCTGACGCGATGTCCACGCTGCCGGACTCTACCCACACTTCCCGTCGATCTATGCCGGAGGTCTCCCCTACGGCCATGATCAGCCGCTGCTCATCCTCTCCGGCGCCGCCCACATAGGCGGCATTACGGTACATCATGGCGTTCTCGGTGTACTCCATTTCCGACGCGTTGCCAATCTCCAGGGAAAAGACCACCACCGAAGCGGCCCCGCTTTCCTGGGATAGATCCCGTCCGGGGACGACATCGAAGGTAAACTTCTTGGCCGTGAAGTCTGGTAAAACGCTATACCCAAGAGCTGCATACTCCCCAATCTGGAGAAGCACCTCATCCAGCTGTGTAAAGCGCGCCTGCCAGGGGAGGTTCTCCACCCCCCGTTGTTGGTTGGTAGCCAAGACTACCTCCGCCATTTTCCTGCCGGTGATCTCCGGGTCGGTTATGTTGTTGGCAACGTAGTGCTTCATAACGGTCTCAGCGTCAGCGATCACACGATCCCAGCCATAGCTGGATCCCGCCAGAGGCGGGAGGGCAATGCGCCTCTTGGTCAAGCCGTCCAGGGTATACCCCTTCACGATGAGGTCTTGCTTACCCTCGGCTTCAGAGACATACTCAATCAGCATAGCCTTGTGGGGTTCGTCCGGAAAGTACAATACACGATCCCTAATCAGCTCCGTCGCACCCGGGATCTCTGGATGTAGGTGTAGCTCAAACTCACCCACGCCATAAT